ATTCGATTTTGGAAATTCTATACTTGATCAAGCTCCACTAGTAGATACAGTAGGAGATTTAGAGAGATTACAGCAACAGTCTATACTAAATCAGCAAAATCCTGAATTTTAAATAAAAAGTTCGTATATTATAATTAATTATGGGAAAAAGGTTCAAAAAAATACTTAATACAAAAACATCCACAGGGACGGTACATAAAAGAAATGTAATATACCCTGAAATACCTTTAGATGATAATGATGTTTACGTAATTACTCAATATGGTGACCGTTATGATACTTTAGCTCAAGAGTTTTATAAAGACTCTTCTCTATGGTGGGTTATATCTTCAGCAAATAACTTTCAGAGAGGGTCATTAAATGTTACTACAGGAGTTCAATTAAGAATACCGGCTGATAAGGTACGTGCTATAAACTTATTTGAAGAAATAAATAATAATAGATAATGTCAAAACCTGCATCTACAAAACCAGAGGGATCTCCTAAAGAGGTTATAGGAGGCGGTTTAGCTCTTAAAGTAGTTGAACAGATAAAAGAAAGAGAAAAACTTGTTTCCGGATTCAATCGAGATAAAACTAGTTTTTCTAGTAAAAAAACTAATGAACATCTTTTATTTTTTAACGGTAATGGAGCTTGGGCTAGGTTAGTTTCAAGTGTTAACACATTAACCGAAGAAGAAGCAAATTCATTAGCTGAAAGCAAAGAATCAATATCAGCTTCAGTCGGTGATATTTCCTTAGCTTATAATAATGTACTTATGGGAGGTACTTTGAAACAAGGTACACCCTCTAATCCTACAGGCTTAGGTGGAGGTTTAGCAAAAGACCAACATTTCCCGTTAGAATTTTCTGAAAACGGTTTTATAAAAAAAGGAAGAAAAGATATTAAAACTACTGCTTACGAAAGATACGAAGATTTAGGCTTTAGACCTACCCCTGGTATAGAAACCGTAGAAGTGAAATCAAAAGGAACTTACGGAACTCTCAGGGAAGCTACAGTAAAATTTAAAGTATGGTCTTTAGAAGATTTAGAAATTATGCAAGCATTGTTCTTAAGACCGGGATATTCGGTACTTTTAGAATGGGGTCATTCACTTCAGTTAAACTCTTCTACTGACCCGGGAAGTTTAAATGGTAATATAGAATTCTATCAGTCTTTCTTAGCAGATAATTTAAAAGATCCCATGCTTAAATTTGAAAAAGAGCTCGGTAGAATAGGTCAAGCAGCAGATCATAATTACGATGCTTTAGTAGGTTATATTTCAAATTTCGAATGGTCATTAACCAACGACGGAGGATACGATTGTAGTATAAATGTAATATCTAAAGGTAGTGTATTAGAATCTATAGCAGTTACTTTTGATACCGCAGATGCATATCCAGCAGATCAAATGACTCCTTATGATGAGGATAAAGGTAAAAAAGAAAGAAAATCAATATTTCATAAACTTTTTGCTGAAATGGACAGATGGGTAAGTCCATCTGCATTTGAAGACGGTTATGGTGTGGCTGGAGTAACAGCTGCAATAGTTGCTCCTGGAATAGTAATAACTGATGACATAATGACCGGGGGTAATAAAGAAGGTTCTTTAGCTGATGTAATGCTTGGTAATGTAGCAGCCTTAGAAGCAGGAATAACCTCAGCACCTCAAAATGACGAAGCTCGAGCAGCATTATCAAATGATAAATTTAATAGTAAATTAAATAAGCTAATAAATGGTGATACTTTTACCTATATAGGAATTTTTACTAACAGCGAAGTAACATTCAACGGGACTGCTAAAATCGGAGGTGAAGAACCATCAGATACTTTAGCTAGTATAGAAGAAGAAGAAGTACAACAGTATCTAGATAAGCAATTTGGTATGTACGGCCTAGTTTTTGAACAAGCTGGATCTGGTGATAATTTAGAAATTAAACCTGATCCTGAGTTTTATCCTGCTGTTGAAAAATTAGAAGTTGAATTAGATAACACTCTAGATGCAGATGACTATCGTGAAACCTTAAGAATTATTAATTTCATAAGACAGTATGCTATTCTACCTAAAAACGAATTATCTGAAGATCAAAAAACTAATAGAGAAAGCAGATTAGCTGTAAGAGCAGAAACCGAAGCAGAAGAAGTTGCTGCTGAAGTATTGGCAAAAGAAACAGATGCTGAGTTTAGTGGGAATCAAGTTTCAAGAGGAAAATTATCTTCATATTCTCTTACTAATTTTAAGCATGCAAATGCTCAACATTTTAAAAGTAATTTAGGACGATTTGCTGCTTTTAGGTTAGAAAGTCTTCAACTAAAAGGATCTGGTGTATTAAAAAATGATTCCGTAAATGAATTTTGGATTCCTTTGCATGTAGTTTTAGACATATATAATAACTACGTTACATTAATAGATGCTACTCAAGAAGCAAATAAAGGAACTAAAACTAAAGGTCGAAAACTTACTCAATTCTACACAGGTGAATCTGATGAAAATCCTACTGGTAAATTTGAAAAAGAATGTAAATTTTTAACATCTCAATATCACTTTTCTATTAATCCTATGGTCTGTGTTTTACCAAACGCCCCAAGATTAACTAAGCTACTAGATAGTCAAGAGCAACCAATAGAGTGGCCAGGCGGTGGTACCTCTTACCCTATAGGTGTAATATGGAAAAATGGATTTCACCAAGCAGTGAAAGAATCTTTTGCTTCAGGACAAATGCGAGGAGAAGATGATGATATTTTAAATATACTTATTTCATGTCAATTACTTGAAGAGGAATTAGATAAACTTATAGAAGCCGAAGAACAAGACTCTGATCAAAATACAGGTAATAATATAGTTAGTTTTATGAAGACTATACTAAGTAAAGTTGGAGGCGCTTTAGGAGGAGTAAATGATTTTGATTTATTTTTTGAAGAAAAAGACGACATGTATTATATAGTAGATAGGAAAGTCACCCCTATAATGAGAGAATATGTACCTACTCTTTCCCTATCAGGAATAAGTTCTAATATGACGGATGTTAGTATTAGTAGCCAAATTAGTAAGAATATAGGGAATATGGTTTCCATAGCTGCTCAAGGTACTGGTGGAAACTCAAAAGATAATGTAGCAACTTTATTAAAATGGAATGTAGGGCTATTAGATAGGCATATTAGACATAAATCACAAAAAAAAGAAGATACCGACGATAAAGTAACTAAAAAAGAAAATAGAGAATCTGGAGAAGATAAAAGGCTTAAAGCATGGGCAAAAGATTATCAATCCTATTGGAATGAATTTAACGGTGAGAATTTTTTAGATAGTGGAGATTTTAACGCAGAGATAGTAAGTAACTTAACCGGTTTTCATAAAAACTACTGCCAGAAATTTGTAGTTGAGGAGTATATGAAAAATCCTGAGGATCCAAAACCTGCTCCAGGTACGATACCTGTAGAACTTTCTTTTACTACTATGGGAATAGGAGGTATAAAAATTGGTCAAGCTTTTATGATAGAAAAAGGATTATTACCGTCAAGATACACTAAAGATTTTGGATATATAATCACAGGGTTAGAGCATCAAATAGCTAATAGTAAATGGTTAACTAAAGTTAAAACCCAATTTTATAGTATTAAAACCCCCACAGCATCTGAATTAGAAGCTTACAAAAAACGAAGACCGCAAACTGAACCGTATGTAGTACCTGTAGAACCAAAACCTGCTGAAGTAATAATACCAGGAGACTCAAATCCAATTCCTTTAGGTCCTGGCATTACTACAACCGGTGTTAGTTCACCGTCAGGCTTTCCTACTGCTGGTGTAGGGTTTACAAATAGAACTGTTAATAAAACTCAAGTACTTTTACACTACAATGCAGGTAATCCAAGAACTGATAAAGGATATAAGACTTTACAAGGTTTAAAGAAAAAAGGATTATGTTACCACTATATAATTGATTATAACGGCCATATAGAACAGTTGCTCCCTGCAAATTTAATAGCATATCATGCTGGTTGCGGTAACTCTTGTAACTCAAAACGAAGACCTGCTAATACAACGTCTATTGGTATATCTCTTTTAAATTACGGATACGGTAAAAGTGAAACCCATAGTTCATATGGAAAATTAAAAGCTCCTCATAAAAACGGAAGATTAGTTGATCACAATGGAAGTCCTGTTACATATAGGAAAGTTGACTGGGCAATGGAAATATCAGATGCTCAATACCATTCTTTATTTACTTTATATAAACGAATTAAATCTGAAAACTCTGGTATTCCTTCTTACAGATGGGAAGGTGAATCAACATGGAAAAAACTTTTCCCTGGAATAGATACGGGTGAGAAGGATGCGATATCTTGGAAAAAAGATATACCTGGATTTTATACACATTGCTCTAGTAATACAGGTAAAAAAGATGCTATGCCAACTCCTAAAATCCTCAAATTTTTTAAAGAATTAGTATTATAATGTATATACCTAAATCTCAATACGTAATAAAAAAAGTTTCTGAACTAGGAGATTCCTTAAAAGGGGAGCTAGGAGTACTACCTGTGAGTAAAAAAGATATCGTAAAATATGTGAATTACTTAAAATCTTTAAAAGAGCTTGTTAATCCTAATATGCAAGTAGTAAAAACAGCAGCAGGTAAATTTTTTAGTGTCTTAGGTATAGACTTTAATAGAGGTGATTTTACTAATGCTGTAGAGTTACTTGAAATGAAACTTGACGATGATGATAGTTTTGAATATGAAAGCCCCATAGCAAATGAATCTGCTGAATCATCAAAACCTATAAAAGGTATTAAACTACCTCCTACTAGGGAGGATATAAATAAAGGATTAATGAGAAGGTGCTTTTATCAAAATAAAGCTACTAATAAAATAAAAGAAATAACTAAATACCGTGCTTCTACTTTAGAAGGTCAAACTGAAAAATATGAAACAGTAGTATGTGTAAATTGGTTAGTTAGAGGGCCGTTAAAAGATCAAACTATCAACGGATACCGTATGGAAGGTATAGAAAGTATAAACTTAAAAACCTTAAATGCTTTATCAGAAATTCTACCCGGAGTTGAAAATATAATAGGAAGTCCTGACGAATTTGTAAAAGACACATTACCTATTGGTAAAGCGAATCAAATACCTACTATGAACAGTAGTTTTGATATACCATCTCCATCTAAAAATTTACCAAAAGGTAAGAAAAAGTTACCTGAATTTAAAAACAAAGGTATTAATAGTAGTATAAAAAACAACTTAATAGCATTACCTGGAGAGTTTCTACTAGAAGGGACTATGAGGGAATATGTTGGACCTTATCATGTACACCCTACGAAAGGGCCTATGGTAGGAGCACAACATAGAAGGACTCCCCATGCTAAGTTAGTAGCTAGAAAAAAAGCTATAACTAGATTCGGAGTTGAATTTATAGATCAGTTATCATCCTCACCTTTAAGTAAAACAGAACAAACAAACACTTCAGGATATACTACTAGTACTAGTAACGACACTGGAGGACAGGTAGGTTCTACTTCCTATAATACTGGGACTAGCAGTTCACCTTCCCCTTCACCATCTCCTTCACCTTCTTACTCTCCATCTACAGCTCCGTCAGGAGGAGGAGGATATTAGTTTGATATTTAAAATTTTATTCTTATATTAAAGAAAAGGTTTTAAGTGTTTTATATAGTAGAAAAAGAATCTAAGTTAGTATCGCTAGAAAATTTTATTAGAGTAGGGTGTTTCGTGCACGTTATCTCTTCTAATGATCTATACCACCCTAAATTATCCTCTACTACTGCAGTATACATCAGAATGCTTAATAGTAAACATGGTTTTATTATTCCTATCAATCACGATGACGGTCTTAATATAGATAAAGAACGTGTCTACAGTCTTTTAAATAAAGCACAAGTAGTTTATACTCTTAATAAGAAAGACTTACTTTATCACTTTAATATACAGAAAGCTATAGATATATCGTTAGTCTATTCTATGAATTATTATAAAAAATTAGAATATAAAAATTCTATTTCTACTATTGATTGGTATTACAACAAGTATAGGAGTAATAAAGATATAAATAGTTTTATTCCTATAACTAAATTATATGAAAAATGCGAAACAATATACGAATCTATAAAAGAAGTTATTGATAATATAGAAATACCCGATGGTTTTGATTTTTATAATAAGTTAGCTACGAATGTATTTTTCTTAATTGAACAATCAGGACTTGGAGTTCATTATGAACCTTTTAAAGAAGTATTTAAACCTCGCGACCCTCTTTGTAACATTTTAGATAATAAAACATATACTTCTTACAACCTTTATAACTCTACTTCTAGACCTACTAATAATTTTAATAGTATTAATTTTGCGGCAATACCGCATAGTGAAGAACATAGAAAATGTTTTAAACCACAAAATGATTTTTTTGTTGAGTTCGATTTTGACGGATACCACCTAAGATTATTAGCTGATCAGTTAGATTACCCGTTAAGTAAAGAATCTGCACATAAGCAGCTAGCAGAAAGTTACTTTGGAACAAAAGATATCTCTGATGAGCAGTATAAAGAAGCAAAACAGATTAATTTTCAAGCAATATACGGTAAAATACCTGAAGAGCATAAGAATTTAAAGATTTTCAAAGAAATACAAAATTATATTGACGTTATGTGGTCTTCATTTACAGAAACAGGCTATGTATGGAATCCACAGTCAGGAAAGCAATTTTCAAAAGAGCTAAAAGAGATGCATCCAGCTAAATTAATGAACTATATGATGCAATCGTTGGAAACTTCAAATAATATCATTATATTAAAAGATGTATTAGAGTATTTGAAAGATAAAAAAACTTTTATAGCATTATATACCTATGATGCAATATTATTTGACTTTAGTAAGGAAGATAAAAGTGAAGTTTTAGAAAATATTCAAAATATCATGGAGAGACAAAAGAAATACCCGGTTAAATTCAAATATAGTACTAATTTAATTTTATAGAGCAGCTTAACTATTTATATATGATAACAAACACAACAATTCCGAAGTTCGATTACGATATCGAACTTTTTTTTACTAGCGAAGATATGAGTAATAAGCTATTTTGTACTTTTTCAACAGAGAAGGACCTAGATAAGGTTTTGACTGAAATACAAGAAAGGTATAAAATTATCTATAATAAAATATTTGTACTTTATTCAAAAAGTCAAGACGAATATATGTGTACTTATAACGTAGACTTTGGTAATGTATCTAATTTTATAGAAAATACCATTTTAGTTCACAGAAAAAAAGAAACCAATACACTTTACACAATAAACGCTCTTAATACTTTAATTAAAGAGCTTAATAACGGTGAATTAGATACAACCTTCCGTATCACCTGGCCTGACTACAGAAACTGTATTCTCCTCACTAAAGGACCAGAATTAAAAAGAGTAAATACTAAATTACATAAAATTATTGAGCTTTAGTTGGCTCTTTAACTTTTTATTACTATATTATTAATAAGTTATAATTTAAAAATCAGTTATATGGACATTAATGCAATCCGCGCTAAATTAGATGCGCTAAACAACAGCGGTCAACAAAGAGAAAAGACCGATTATTCCGAAATATTTTGGAAACCAGCACAAGGTAAACAAACTGTACGTATAGTACCTTCAGTTTTTGACCCTTCTTACCCTTTTAAAGAATTAAAATTTCATTACGGCATAGGAAAGTTTCCTATGATTGCTTTATCAAATTTTGGCAAGCAAGATCCTATTGAAGAATTTGTAAAAGAGTTAAGAAAAACTAATGATAAGGACAATTGGTCTTTATCAGGTAAAATTAATCCAAAAACTCGTATATTTGCTCCTGTAGTAGTAAGAGGAGAAGAAGATAAAGGAGTTAGACTTTGGGGATTCGGTATTACAATTTATAAAGCTTTATTAGCTTTAGCTGAAGACGAAGATGTAGGTGATTTTACTGATGTATTAAACGGTTGGGATATGGTAGTAGAACAAAGACCAGGGAACCCTTACCCAGAAACTTCAGTTAGAATCAAACCAAGACAAACTCCTCTATCAGATAATAACGATTCAGTAGATACATGGTTAAAAGACCAACCTAATCCTGTAGAAGTATTTACTCAATATGATTACGAGTATATTAAAAAGCAGCTACAAGGATATTTAGATCCTAATTCAATAGAAGAAAACGCTCCAACAGCAGGATCTTCAACAGATAATAAACCGCCAGAAAGCTTAGGTCAACAAAAAACTGACTTTACTTTGGAAACAGCTACGGCTGGCAACAAAGACACAGTTAGTAAATTTGATGACTTATTTAACGAATAAAAATGGCAAAACAAAAAAAAGAAGTAAAAGCAGCCGCATCTGCGGCAGTCAAGAAGAATTTCAATCTTGGCAATTTTAAAAAGAAAAAAGGTTTTTCAAATGCATCCGTAAAGTTTAAAGAACAGGGATGGATTCCACTATCTAAAGCTTTTCAAGATATTACTTCACTACCGGGTATACCTACTGGTCATATTACCTTATTAAGAGGACATAGCGATACAGGTAAAACAACAGCTCTACTAGAAGCAGCTGTTAATGCTCAAAAAAAAGGCGTACTACCTGTATTTATTATCTCTGAGATGAAATGGTCTTGGGAACATGCTAAAGAGATGGGGTTAGAGTTTGAAGAAGTTCTAGACTCAGAAGGTAAGGTTACTGATTACGAAGGTTTCTTTTTATATGCAGATAGGGGTACATTAAACACAATAGAAGAAGTGGCTGTTCATATGGCTGACTTAATAGACGAACAAGCTAAAGGTAATTTACCTTATGATTTATGTTTTTTCTGGGATTCTATTGGCTCTATACCATGTGATTTATCAGTTCGTTCTAATAAAAATAATAACGAATGGAATGCAGGAGCTATGTCTACTCAATTTGGTAACAATTTAAATCAAAAGATATTATTATCGAGAAAAGAAAATTCTCCGTATACTAATACCTTAGTTGCTATAAATAAAGTATGGACTATGAAACCTGAGCATCCTATGGGTCAACCTAAGTTGCAAAATAAAGGAGGAATGTCTATGTGGTACGACTCTACCTTAGTAATTACTTTTGGTAATATTACAAATCCCGGTACATCCAAGATTAAGGCAATTAAAAATGGACTACAGGTTGAATTTGCTAAACGTACCAATATACAAGTAGAAAAAAATCATATTGGAGGAGTACAGTCTAGAGGAAGGGTAGTAATGACATCCCACGGATTTATACAGGATGATAAAAAAGCAATCGATAAATACCGGGATGCTCATAAAGAACACTGGTTAAAACTAGTCGGTTCAGTAGACTTTGACCTTATTGAAGAAGGTGACCTTGAAGAAGAGACGATTTCTAAAGGTATACTGGATTAATGGCAGACTATACTAAGTTACTCAACAATCTTAAAGAAACCCCACCCCGAGAGTTAAATGATCACATTCTTGTGATTGATGCTATGAATATGTTAATTCGTAGCTTTTCACTTCTCAAAGCAATGAACCCATCAGGTCACCACATCGGTGGTCTGGTTGGTTTTATGCGATCATTAGGATACGTTACTCGTATATTTGATCCAACAAGAGTAGTAGTGGTATGGGACGGCAAAGGAGGGTCAACAAATAGAAAGAATATTGATCCTAACTACAAAGCACAGAGAGCTACTTCTAGAATAACACATTGGGGACTGTACGATACTAAAGCAGAAGAACAAGAAGCTTTAATAGGACAGCTGTACAGAACTCAAGATTATCTAGAATGTTTACCTATCCAGCAAATGATGATGGAGAAGTTAGAAGCAGATGATATTATAGCGTATCTAGCTAAACAGGCATCTTCAAATAATAAAAAAGTTACAATAGTATCTTCTGATAAAGATTTTTTGCAATTAGTAAATAAGAACATAGAAGTCTATGCACCAGTTAAGAAAAAAACTTTTACAGAAAGTAATATTCAAGAGGAACTTAAAGTTCTACCAAGAAATTACAACATAGTAAAAGCATTAACAGGAGACAACTCAGATAACTTAGCAGGCGTAAAAGGTTTAGGAATAAAGACTATAATTAAAGAGTTTCCTGATTTAGTTAATAAGTTGACTGATCTTGAGTACGTATTTTCTGTTTGTGAGGAAAAAATGGAAAACAAAAAAATATTTCCTAAAATAATTCACAATTGGGATCGTGTTGAAACTAATTTTGAATTGATGGATTTACATGAAACTTCGTTGGATATTAGCGAAAAAGATCATATATTAAATATAGTAAAGAGTACTATACCCGACTTACAGACAGGGGCATTTTTACATCTATTAGATCAAGATAAGATCGAAGGGATTACAAAAAATACTGAAGGTTGGTTAGAGAACTTTAGAGGTTTAACGGTTTTAAAAAAATAAGTTATAGATGACATTAAAAGCATTGAATCAGTATGGAAAAGGTTTCCAGCTGAAAGTATTGGGCTCATTGCTGACACACAAAGGTTTCCTTTTAAACGTTAGAGACGTATTACAAGAAGATTACTTTGATTCAGACGCACATAAATGGATAGTTAATCAATTAATACAGTATTTCGATAAGTTTCATACTACTATTACTATGGATGTTCTAAAAGTAGAACTACAAAAAGTAGAAAATGATATACTTAAAATAGCATTAAAAGAAGAATTACGAAATTCATACCAAGCTTCTCAAGATGATTTAGAGTACATACAGGAAGAGTTTACTACTTTTTGTAAAAATCAAGAAATGAAACAAGCTATTTTAAGCTCTACCGACTTGCTCAAAGCTGGTGACTTTGACGGTATTAGGAATAATGTTGAAAAAGCTATGAAGGCCGGTATGGATAAAAATATAGGTCACGAATATAATAAAGATGTAGAATCTAGATATAGAAAAGACTACAGACCTACTATTCCTACTCCTTGGCCAGTATTAAACGACGGTGTACAAGGAGGATTTGGACCAGGAGATTTAGCAATAGTATTTGGTAACCCAGGAGGAGGTAAGAGTTGGACTTGTGTAGCAATGGCAGCACACGCAGTAAAGATGGGATATAGTGTTAACTACTATACATTAGAATTAGGTGAAGACTATGTAGGAAAACGATTTGACTGCTATTTTACTGGATATTCTATTGACGAAGTTAATGACCACCGCAAAGAAGTAGAAAAGTGTGTTGGAAACTTAAAAGGTAAATTAATAGTTAAAGAGTATGCACCAAAAAACGCATCAGTAAGCACTATTAAGTCACATTTACAAAAATGCGCAGATATGGACCATAAACCAGACTTAGTTGTTATTGATTACGTAGATTATTTAAGAGCTCCTTCCAGAGGAAAAGGTTTTGAAAGAAAAGATGAAATTGACGACGTTTTTATTGCGACTAAAGGATTGGCTAAGGAATTAAAAATTCCAATTATAACACCATCTCAAGTTAATAGAATGGGTGCTAGAGACTCTGTAATAGAGGGGGACAAAGCAGCTGGATCGTATGATAAAATGATGGTTGCGGATATGTGTTTTTCTTTGTCAAGACAGAAAGAAGATAAAGTGCTCGGTACAGCAAGATGGCATGTTATGAAAAACAGATACGGTCAAGACGGTATGACATATAATCTTAAAATGGATACTAACAACGGTCATATAGAATTTGAAGGTAAGGCAAGCATAGACGAACACTTAGATTCTACACAAGGTCCTATATTTAGCTTATCTAGAGATAAAATGTCAGAATTATTTGACAAAAAGTAGAATATATATGCTATTTATGAAAACATCTCCCTTAGCAAATAGAGCTTTCAAAGGAGATTTTTTTTGTCTAATCAATTAATATAATAAAAAAAATGAGTTTACTTAACGAACGTATAGTTTATAAACCTTTCGAATATCCAGAAGCATATGACTTTTGGCTAAAGCAGCAACAAGCACACTGGTTACACACCGAAGTGCCTATGTCTCAAGACGTAACTGATTGGGCTAGTAATTTAAAAGATCATGAAAAGAATGTTATAGGAGGTATACTGAAAGGATTTGCTCAAACAGAAACTATCGTTAATGATTATTGGTCTACTCTAGTAACTAAATGGTTCCGTAAACCTGAAATTATTATGATGGGAACAACATTAGGTTCAAGTGAAACCATTCATGCTGAAGCTTACTCCTTATTAAACGAACAATTAGGATTAGATAACTTTGCAGAGTTTTTAGAAGACGAAGCTACAATGGCTAAAATAGAGAATCTAATGAACGTAAGAGACGGACATGATGGAACACCTAATTGGCATGACAGAGCAAAATCACTAGCTATCTTCTCAGCTTTTACTGAAGGTGTTAATTTATTTAGTTCTTTTGCAGTCTTACTTTCATTTAAAATGAGGAACTTGTTAAAAGGAGTAGGTCAGATAGTAGAATGGTCTGTGAGAGATGAATCTCTACATTCCAATGCAGGATGTTGGTTATTTAGAACACTAATGGAGGAACATCCTGAATTTAAAACTCCGGAACTTATTAAAGACATTGAAGCAGCTGCTAAAGATGCATTAAAATTAGAATTCGATTTCATAGATAAAATATTTGAAATGGGAGATCTTGAAAATTTAAGTAAGGAAGAGTTAAAAAACTTTATTAGACATAGAGTGAATACTAAAATGAGCGATTTAGGGCTTAAACCAATTGTACCAGCTAGTGAGATAGATAAAGGTGCTTTAAAAACGATGAAATGGTTTGATGCTGTAATTGCAGGTAAACAACATACCGACTTTTTCGCAAATAGAGTTACAAATTATTCAAAAGGTCACATTGATTGGGACCCAGCATCAATGTTTTAAAATAAAATTTATGAGTATAGCAGTAGATACTTCCTTATGGGAAGCAGGTAAAGATTACCCTGAATGGATGAACGAAATTTCTATAGCAACGATTTCTAAAGGGTATTTACTGCCTGACGAAACACCAAAAAAAGCATATAGAAGAGTAGCAGATACGATAGCAAAAAGATTAGACCGTCCTGATTTAGCGAATAAGTTTTTTCGTTATATGTGGAAAGGATGGTTGAACTTAGCCTCACCTGTACTTTCTAACACCGGAACCGACCGAGGATTACCGATCTCATGTTTTGGAATTGACACGCCCGATTCAATTCGAGGCATTGGACTAACCAATGCTGAACTTATGAGACTTACCTCCCTCGGCGGCGGTGTTGGTATAGGTTTATCAAGGATAAGAGGAAGAGGAGAAAAAATAGGCACCAGCAATATGGGGCAATCAGAAGGGGTAGTACCTTGGGCTAAAATTTATGATTCTACTATTATTGCTACTAATCAAGGAGCTGTAAGAAGAGGAGCAGCTTCTGTAAATCTTGATATTAATCACCCGGATATTAAAGAGTATATGCAAATTCGTAGACCAAAAGGGGATCCTAACAGACAGTGTCTAAATCTTCATCAATGTGTTGTAGTGGATGATCAATTTATGCAAAAGTTAGAACGTAGAGACCCGGAGGCTATTAGCTTATGGGTAGAAATACTTAAATCTAGAGTAGAAACGGGGGAACCTTACATTATGTTTAAAGATAATGTTAATAACGATAATCCACCAGCTTATGTAAGAAACAACCTTGAAGTAACAATGACAAATATATGCTCAGAAATTACTTTATTTACAGATGAAGAACATAGTTTTATTTGTTGTTTATCTTCTGTGAATGTTTCTAAATGGCACGAATGGAAAAACACAGATTTGATAGAAACTTCAATTTATTTTTTAGATGGAGTATTAGAAGAGTTTTTAGCAAAAACATCTGGCAGAGATTCATTAGTAAGAGCTCATAGAAGTGCTAAAAAAGGACGAGCAATAGGGCTAGGAGTGTTAGGTTGGCATACTTTTTTACAAAACGAACGTATTCCATTTAGCTCTATAGCTTCAACATCTTATACTCACCAGATATTCTCTCAAATTAAATCCCAAGCTGAAGCTGCTTCTAGAAAGCTAGCTGACGAATACGGAGAACCAGTTTGGTGTAGAGGGACTGGAATGAGAAACAGTCACTTACTAGCAATCGCTCCTACTGTATCTAATAGTACAATCTCAGGAGGAGTATCAGCAGGTATAGAACCAGTACCTGCCAATGTTTATACATTTAACTCAGCAAAAGGAACTTTTATTAGAAAAAATCCTGCTTTAGAAAGTTATTTAGAAGACAGAGGACAAAGTACTGAAGAAGTATGGGATGCTATAATGAAAGATAGAGGATCAGTAGCAAATTTACCTGAAGATGTAATGCCTTTAGAAGATAAACAGGTATTTTTAACATTTGCTGAAATTAATCAACTTGCTTTAGTTGAACAGGCAGCAGTTAGGCAGAAATATATAGATCAAACTCAATCCTTAAATTTAGCTTTTGATCCTACTGATTCACCTAAGTTTATAAATTTAGTTCATCAAACTGCTTGGAAATTAGGAATTAAAACACTTTACTACTTACGTACCGACTCTGTTATAAATGGAGATATTGGCTCTAGAACATCGGAGGATTGTTTAAGTTGTGACGGTTAACAATTAAATTATGATTTATACGATAGTGGTAGTGCTCCTCTTAGCAGGTCTAGGAGGGATTATCTACTTTTTTAAAAGAAAGATTAGATTACTTAAAGAAGAATTTGAAAAGCAAAGAGCTTTTATAAGAACTGATGCTAAAAAGAGATCTGGGGCTGTACAGTGGGGTAAAACTATAGAACACTTTGTACCATTTATGAGTAACTTCCCAGTACCGCCAGAAGATTGTACTTTTTTGGGTATGCCTATAGACTATGTAGGTTTTTCTAATACTAATAGCAAGAATAAGTGTTCTGTTCATTTTGTAGAAGTAAAAAGTGGCTCATCTTTCTTAATGGGAAAACAAAAAAATATCAAAAAAGCAATAGAAGAAGGAAGAGTGCATTGGCATGAAATTTCTGTTGATGGAAATAGCGTAAAATAGTTGCTAATTTAAAAGATTTTTCTTATATTATTATATAATAGTAAATAAGTTATATGTCAAAAAATACTTCAAAGCAGTTATACACTCAGACTTTAGAATGGTTAAAATCAAGAGGAATTAAATTAGCTAATACTAATAGAAAAAGATCAAGATTTAATTCCTATAAAGAAAAAAATAGAAGATGACAAAAGTAATTAAGTTTTATGCTACCTGGTGCGGTCCTTGTAAAGTTTATGCCAAAACATTTGATAAAGTTGAAAAAAGTATTACTGAAATATACGGTACAGTAGAGTTTTTAAATGTAGATATTGAAAAAGATACTACAGGTTTAGCTGCTCAATACAAAGTAGGTAATATACCCTTTACGGTAGTAGAAAAAGATGGAATAGTTAAAACTCATACAGGTAGAATGAGCGAAGATAAATTAAATAGTTTTATACTAGATGAATAAAAATATTTTAATAGCATTTGCTTTGTTCTTTATAGCTCAAACAATGATATGGTACCAGACCAATGGTCAATTTATCAGCAATTGGGTTAAAGAAAGACCTGCATTAATTGCTTTGATGGGAGTTCCTATAAGCTATATCCTAATATATGCTACTAGGTATGTAGTACTAGCCTTTGATGGTTTACTATGGCCTGGGAGATTAATAGGATTTTCTTCTGGAATGTTAATTATGGCTTTATGTACTTATATACATTTAGGTGAGGCTATAACGTTAAAAACCGGAGTTACCCTATCTCTAGCTTTTATAATAGTATTAATACAGTTATATTGGAAATAAAAATTAAAAATAAAAAGTTATGTTAAGAAGACCAGATTCAATACCTACAGGAGATACAGTAATAGAAGATCCAATAATGGAACCCTTTTTTATTGCAAAATCTTCTTCTGGTGGGTATACAGTTTATGAAAGAGTAATAAAAGGAGAAAATAATACGCATTATATTAAAACTATCTGCTATCCTGCAAATTTTAATTTTGCATTAAAGGCAGTAAGTAGAGAAATGCTTAATAGTAAAAGTAACCACTACACTTCTATTAAAGATTATGTAGAAGAGTGGAGTATAATAGAAAATAAAATGTCATCTTTAACAACAATAGATTAAAATAAATAAATTATGAGTAGAATAAAAGAGAAATACGGAAAATATTTTGAATTTAAAAATACCACTAACGGAAAAAATTATTTCCTTAGAGGATTAGCAGGAGCTTTATTTTTAATTCCAATGGCTATTATAGCAGGTATTGGACTTGGAGTAATGATGGCAGGAGCACATATATTAGGTATTATTTTAATAATAATTGGTTCTTTAGTAATAATACCTTATTTTTGGTTTGCATTAGCAACTACATATAAAAGGATAAATGCTTTTTTCCCTCAACATGCAGGAAAAATTTTAATAGCTACATTTATTGTAAGTTTTATAGCAGAATTTTTTAATCCTATGAATCAATTAAATATAGAATCAGGTGGAGGTAGTTGGGTTGTTTGGTCGATATTCGGAATCCCGCAAATATTATTTAGCCTTTACTTATTATTTGGAAATTCAAAAGTTAAAAATCATATTGGATAATAAAGCGTTAGCCTATACGCAAAATACCTG